GGTGCTGCCATGAAATCAAAAGGCGCTGCCGCTGGTGGTGCGATGAAAAAGAAGAAGTCAGGTAAATAATGGCGTATTTAAACAGCAATATCCCGTATTTTAAGTGCTGGGTTCGCAAAGAGTTTACTCATATGCACCAGAAGTACCAAGGTGAGTATGTGCATGCCCTTGCTATTGCTGTTACCACGATGCCTGACCGCTGTTTGAGTTTTCAGTTGGTGTTCACCGGTTGTGAAAGCAACGCGGACGATTCTGAGAACGTTCATGGCGGCGCAATGTGGGCTCGTATGCCTATTACAGCATTGGTGGGAGATATCCCGTTGGATGAGTGGCCAGAACGTATGCCCACTCACGCTGTCCAACCATGGGACTGTCCCTCGCACCACCACTCTGTGATTAAGTTTGACCGCACGTCTCCTAGTCCGTGGTTGTGTAAGATCGGTGGGGAGTTTTACACAGGTCGTTACATGTTTACGGTGGATTATGCCGAAAGCGAAGTGGCGGACTGTCCTGCCCAGCACAAGCAAAGCCATGTATTGGTTTTGACGGATGCGGGCAAGTGGACAGGGAACATTGTGGCCTTACCCAACAACCGCGTGCGCGTAACAAGCCCCGCGTTCTGGGAAACAGGCAAGGGTGCGCCTGATTTTAAGCCTAGTCAGTGGATTCATTGCGCTGAACAGGACGACACGTATATGGACCCGACGGTGACCTTTGACAACCTCTATAGTGACACCAAAAAATGACAACTTCAGGAACCACCTCGTTTGATTTAGACATAGATGACCTCGTCGAGGAGTCATACGAGCGTCTAGGTATGCGTATGACGAGTGGTAACCAGTTAAAGACCGCTCGGCGGTCCTTGAACCTGTTGTTTTTGGACTGGGCAAATCGAGGCTTGAACCTGTGGACAATTGAGCAGGCTGTTTTGCCTGTTGTGCAGGGCGACAATGTGCTTGCATTACCTACGGACACGGTTAACGTACTAACTGCCGTCATTCGCGACTCAAGCACCTCGCCTTCCATTGACATAAGCATTGATCGCATCAGCCGTGCGGAGTATCTGAACCTTCCTGACAAGACGACCCAGGCGCGCCCTGCGCAGTTCTACATTGAGCGCACTAACGCACCAAAAGCGTACTTATACCCTGCTGCTGACAAAACTTACAGTTTAATTTACTACCGAATTCGCAGGATTGAAGACGCGGGCGACTATACTAACACCACTGATGTGAATTTTAGGTTTTTACCGTGTATGGTCGCGGGATTGTCGTACTACTTGTCGCTGAAGTTTGCGCCTGATCGTGTGGGCGCCTTGAAACAGATTTACGAGGAAGAGTTTGCTCGTGCTGCCGCTGAGGACAGAGACACGGCGAGCTTCTTTATCGTTCCGGATGTAGGGTACTAAGATGGCTTACGCCACCGGTAAATTTGCCCTAGCGATATGTGACTATTGTGGTCAGCAGTACCCTTTTAACGTTTTGCGGAAGAATTGGCGTGGATTTAAGGTATGCCCCGATGATTACGAACCAAAAGAGCCTCAGCTTGAGCCTCTTAGACATGTGGCAGATGCCGTGGCACTTAACCAGCCTCGCCCTGACCGCGCCGAACCACTCAATGTTTATGTTGGCGCTCCCGGTGATAGCCTTTTCCAGAGCGTGGGGAGTGCCTCCGGAACAAATGACATGCGGCCCGCTACAGTGGATAATGCCTTGGTACTTCAACTCCAGCTTGGACAAGTGACGGTGACAACGACATGACTTACGACGAACTTGTAACCAACATTCGCAACTACACGGACGTAGACGCGAACGTCTTGTCCGAGGCGGTGATCGACACCTTCATTCTACTGACGGGCAACCGTATTTTGCGTGAAGTGGATCTAGACGTCTTTAAAAAAGAGGTCACAGGTAACCTGACACCGACAAACAAGTTCCTGTCTACGCCTGCGGACATCTTGACGCACCGTTACTTGATGATCACGGATGCTGATGGCAACCAAGTCTTCTTGGAATTCCGTGACACGTCATTTATGAAAGAATACTGGGCTGACGGCACTGTTACCGGGGTTCCTAAGTACTATTCAGTGTGGGATCAGAACACGTTCTATGTCGCACCCACGCCCTCCACCAACTATTCGGCGGAATTGGGCTACATATTCAAGCCTGCTCCGGTCTCTTCGACTAATCCAACGACGTGGATTAGCGAGAACATCCCAGAAGCGCTTTTGTATGGCTGCCTAGTTCAAGCGTACAGCTACACCAAGGGTCCGCCTGACATGATGGCTTATTTTGACCAAGCCTACAAGCAGGCAATCCAAGGCATTGGCATTGAGCAACAAGGTCGTCGCCGCCGTGACGAGTACAGGGACGGCATGATTCGGTTGCCGCTTCAATCTTTATCCCCTGGACCATAAGGTAGACGATCATGGCTTTTTCAGGCAACTACATCAGTAATACGTTTAAGACAGAACTGCTTGAGGGCGTTTTTGACTTCAAAGCAGACACTTCTGACGTCTTTAAGATTGCCTTGTACACAGAAGATGCCACTTTGAACGCTGCAACCGCTTCTTACACCACAACCAACGAAGTGGTGGCAAGCGGCTACACGGCCGGTGGTATTGCTCTCACCTCTTTAGTATCCACCTCAAATGGCGTGTCTTTTGTGGACTTTGACAACGTAACTTGGAACGCGGCATTGACCGCGCGTGGCGCATTGGTTTACAAAGAAGACACTGGAAATCCAGCTGTTTTTGTTATAGACTTTGGGGCTAACAAGGTCTCATCATCCTCGTTTGTGGTGCAGTTTCCACCTGCAAACAACACCTCGGCAATTTTACGCCTCGCGTAAGGAGTTAAACATGTTAGTGAATAAATTAAAATCTACCGACGCTGTGACGAGCCAATTAACGCGCACGTTGGAAGCAAAAGACAAGGTCGCCGCAGGCGGCGTGTTCACCATTCAGTGCTTTGACAAAGAAGGCAACCTCAAGTGGGAAGCCAGCAAGCATAATTTGGTGGTAAACATTGGTCTTCAAGACATGAACACTAAATACTTTAGCGGTAGCGCCTACACCGCCGCTTGGTATATTGGTTTATACGGCGCAGGTGCTTCAAACAACCCTGCCGCTGGTGACACAATGTCTTCTCATGCTGGTTGGGTAGAAGTCACTGCTTACTCACAAGCAACCCGCCCTGCGGCAACATTTGGTACAGCTACAACTGCTGATCCTTCTGTTATTAGTAACTCAGCTTCTGTTGCAGTGTTTACAATCAACGGGACAACAACTGTTGGCGGTGCGTTCTTGACTAGTAATAACACTAAGGGTGGCACAACAGGTACATTGTTCTCGGCTTCTGATTTTACAGCCCCCGGTGATCGTAGCGTTGTAAACGGCGACACATTGAATGTTTTGTACAGTTTCTCTCTTGACGCAGCGTAATTAAGGGAGGAAGAAGCTGTTACTAAGCCTATTCCAGAACGACCAAATGCTAAGTTAACTATGCAGGACGCTTTGTATGTTAGAGATTCCTACCCCATGCTGACCATGCAAGCTTTGGCGATAAAACTCAAGGTGAGCAAGAAAACAATCTTGAACATTATTCATAACAAAACATTTAAGGAGCACTAAATGGCTACGAAATTTATTAAAGACGAGATTGTGCAGGTTGCGAGCGTTTTACCAAAAGGTCCAATTGAAAAGCTTCGTATGGATGAAGAGGGCAATTTCTTCTATCTGATTAGCTGGTCGGACATAGACGGTAAAACACAGCAGCGCTGGTTCGCGGAAACTGAACTTACCTCAGCGTAAAGAGTGTGTTTGGTTTCACTACCTTTAGTGAAGTACCGTTCTCTGCAATCGAAGCATTAGCGGGAGGAGCTGTCTATGATGCTTCGATTGCAGAGGTTGTACAAGCGTCTGAGGCGGTTAGTGCTCAAGCTATTTTTAATACTGTGTTCCAAGACACAGTTAGTGGTGTTGATTCGGTATTCGCTCAAGCTGTTTTAGGGGCATCGTTTCAAGATACAGTTAGTAGCATAGATGCCGTGTTCGCTCAGGTTGTCTTAACGGCTACGTTTCAAGATACAGTTACAGGCACAGAAGCGGTCTCGTCCGTTATAGTGTTATCTAATTTTGTTTCAGAAACAGCTAGTGCGTCTGATTTGTTTTCTAGCATTCCTATTATTAATTTAACGGTAGCAGAAAGTGCTGTAGGAACCGATGTACTTACGACAAGCGCAGATCTTACCGCCCTTGTAGTAGAGACGGCTACGGCAACCGATGTACTTACGACAAGCGCAGATCTTACCGCTGTATTCCAGGATACCGTAGTCGCAACAGATAGTGTAGCTTCAAGTTATGTTGTTACTAGTGAGGCTGTCGAATCGGTTACAGCAATTGATTCTTTCTTGGCTACTAGTTCATATACTCGGGCGGTTGCTGAGAGTGTTCAGGGAGCCGATGAGGTATCAACATTTGCCACTTTTGTAGGATCACTACAAGAAAACGTTACAGCGCTAGATACGGTAACAGTTAGCCCTATTATTTTTAACGCATTTTTGGCAGAGTTTGTGTCTGGGGCGGATAGTGTAACAGGGCGTTTTAGTGTTAACGTGTCAGTTAGTGAGTTGGTAAGTGCGTCTGACTCAATCGCAGGTAAAGTGTTTATCGCAGGTACTATAGATGAGTCCGCCACAGGCTCGGATCAGGTTGTCTCAGCTGTAACTCTAACTCCTTCTATTCAAGAAAGCGCATCTTCTTTTGGTGTAGTAACCGCGTCGGGTCAGGTGGTTACTAATATTACCGAAACCGTTCAGGGTTTTGATACAATAGACTCTGAAAAGATTATTTCTAGAGCAGTAGAAGAATCCGTGGCTGGGGCTGATAGCCAATCTACGGTTTTGGTGTATACCGTTACTGTGCAAGAAGCAGGGCAAGCTTTAGATGTGTTTTCAAATAATGGTAACTTGTTTTTAAATATCAGTGAAACGAGCGTTATTACAGATACCCCTAGCAATATAGGACAGTTCTTTTTAAACGTGAATGAGTCCATAAGCATCACAGACTCTGCCTTTGCAAGGTATTTATGGGAGTTAGTTGATGATGCGCAGACAAATAACTGGGTAGTGGTCGATGATAGTCAAACAAATATTTGGAGCAGTGTTGATTCCTCCGCACCGCAAGATTGGACGTTAATTAACACTCTAGAGTAAGGAAAAGACATGGCTTTGGTCGTTAAAGATAGGGTTCGCGAAACCACCACTACTACAGGGACTGGGACGGTAACTCTTGGGGGCGCGGTAAGTGGCTTTCAAAGCTTTTCCGTAATTGGTAATGCAAATACTACTTACTATACAATTGTTGATGCTATCGCGGGTTCGTGGGAAGTGGGTATTGGAACGTATACCTCGTCTGGCACTA